ATCTTTATCCGCAAATCTTTGTGAAGTTTATCTTGAAGCATTCACAAAAAATAACTGCGAAAAGGAAGTTGGGGGAAATGCTACTTATGCAGGTGTATTTTTCTTAAATGCATTCTCCAATTCAATTGAATATATCGATATCAACAATGATATCAACTCATTTGATCTCTTTATGAAATATATTTACCATGAGCGTGAAAATCGATCTCATGGATTTCTTTCAAATGTAACTCAAGCAAAACTTACTGAAGGTAATGGTAGTGTTAAAGATCCCGAGGTTAATGTTTCTCGTTTGATCTCATTGTATAATGAGTTTTGTGAAAAAGTTATAAGAGCAAAGATTCCAACCAATAATAAACATGCTATTGGTTACTCATCAAATGAGTATCTTACTTTTATTAAAAATTCTCCAGTAATTATTCGTACTCGGGTAGATGAAGTATCCACTATATGTGTCTAATATCACGAACAAGTAACTTTACTGGCAGGGAGGGGGTTGACACCCCCCTTTTTTGTAATAAATATTCAACGACACTGGAGATACTTTGATGGTTAAGGAGGTGCTTGGTGTGCATCACATTGCCGAGTTGTGTGAATGTAATGCAGATCTTTTAAACGACTCACAATTCATCAGCACTTCCCTTAGGCAAGCAGTAGAACATGCTAACGCAACGTTGATTCAAGAAGTTAAATACGAATTCACGCCACAGGGAATCACTGCCGTCTGTTTGCTATCAGAGAGTCATATCAGTATTCATACTTGGCCAGAAAAAGGTTATGCTGCGGTAGATATTTTTACATGTGGCGACCATACAGTACCAGACGTTGCTTGCAGATTCATGGCAGATGTGTTAGAATCAAAGCATCCAATATTTACAATACTAAAACGAGGAATTTGATGGAAATCACTGCATATACATTGGTTGGATGTTCTCATTGCAAAATTCTTAGAGAATTGTTTAAGAGAGCGAAAACAGAATACACCGAGATCATGGTGAAAAGAGATATGACACTTGAGAATTTTAGCGAGTTGTATCCACACGTTAGTTCTTTTCCGTTTGTTGTGATTGATGGTAAAGAAGTTGGTGATATTGTCGCCGCCGTCAAACTTTTTGTTGCCAAAGGATTAGTATCAAGTTCAAAAAAATCTACATGACATAGAGGATAATGAGCGAAATCATATATGATATTGTAAATAGTGCAATTGATATTGCTTTCACTAAAGATAAGTATCAATTAAATTTGTATGAATATTTAACATTTCAGAATGCAAAACGTAAAGAGGTTCTTTCATTTTTAGAATCAAATCTTGGTAGAGCTCTTGTTAATCAAGTTGAAGAACTTGATATGTATTTAAATGGAGGAAGCGGAGAACAAATTTTAAAAGCAGCATATGGTTGGATGGGTAAACCCAGAGTCAGAAAGATTAGAAACTATTTGAATCAGATTATTCAAGATGCTAAAGATTATGAGCAATCAAAAAAACCAGGCAGAAAAAAAAGGGCAAGAATTACAAATAAATAAAGGTATAGAATTCATGTTGCGTAGGAGGGTTGATAAGGTCAAACCTAAACATGGATTAAATTTAAATAAAACATTCAACCTCCTACGCAGAACATTTAATTTACATTTGGAGTTTTCTTGGGAGGTTGACAAACCAACAAGGGAGTAGTAAAATGGAATCAGCAACACCATACATCCTATTCTTTTCTGGAATAGGAATCGTAGGATCTTTTATGATTGGTTTAATGATTGGATGGTTCGGAAACGATATCATTTATGCATTCCTCAACAAAAATAGGATTGTTCCTATGCATCCAGAAATGTTTGATGAGAATGGTCAACTAATTCCCGACGAAATTGTGGCGGTTCGCTTTGAGAATTCTGAAGATCTTGATGAGTACGACAACGAGGACTAAATGATTCTTATTGATATGAATCAGATTATGATTAGTAATCTGATGATGCAATTGAAAGGAGACACTTTAAATGAAAACCTTGTACGACACATGGTTATCACTGCGCTACGTTCTTTTGAAAAACAATATTTTCCTGAGTATGGTGAGGTTGTTCTTGCTTATGACAGCAAGCATTACTGGCGCAAAGAAGTTTTTCCATACTACAAACAAAATAGAAAGAAAGATCGAGAGGCATCCAATTTAGATTGGAATGCAATCTTCGAAGTGTTGAATAAAATCCGTGACGAAATTAAAATTTATTTTCCATACAAAGTTGTTGAAGTATATGGTGCTGAAGCAGATGATGTTATCAGTACTCTTACTATCTACCAAGCCTATTTTAACATTAAGTTGGAGAAGGAAGGTAATCAAGGCAATCAAGTTTTGATTCTTTCGGGAGATAAAGATTTTATTCAATTACAGAAGTATCCTTTTGTAAAACAATACAATCCTATTCTTAAGAAAGAAATCAAACACGACAACCCCAAAAAGTATCTTCAAGAACATATCATTAAAGGAGATAAGTCAGATGGTATACCTAATTTCCTATCTGACGACGATACATTTGTGGTAAACAAAAGACAGAAACCTATAAGTAAAAAAAACTTAGAACGATGGGTTAATCAAGGTCCATTGGATTTCTGTAGAACCTTTGAAGAAAAAACAAATTATATGAGGAATAAGAAACTGATTGATATGGAACTAGTTCCAGAATCTCTTTCAATTGAAATTGTTAATTATTATAAGACACTAAATAATTCTGAGAAGAAAGTTCCACTGGAATACTTTCAACAACATCAGCTCACGAAACTGATGGAAGAATTTGTATTTCGCAATACTAAACCGCATTTTGAGGTAAAATAAAATGGCAGTCAAAACATACCGACCTTTGATTTCGGAAATTCTTCGCAAAACAAATAATGCGAAGACAAAAGAAGAAAAGAAAAGAATTCTATTGGATAACAATAGTCAGACACTTCGTAGCTTGTTCATCTGGAATTATGACGAAAGTGTAGTGTCGATGTTACCAGAAGGTGAAGTTCCTTACACGCCCAATCCAGCACCAGAAGGAACTGATAATATTAAACTTGAGCACGAAGGTAAAAAATTGTTTTACTTTGTGAAGGGTGGTGCAGATAATATCTCTCAGTCCAAGCGTGAGCAGATGTTTCTTGCCATGCTTGAGAGTATGCATCCAGATGAAGCAGAAGTTTTGTGTCTGGTTAAGGATAAGAAACTGCAGAGCAAGTATAATCGCATCTCTCGTGTTCTGATTGAAGAAACTTTCCCTCAGATTCGGTGGGGGAATCGCTCTTGAGCATCATAATTTTACATCAAAATTGTGATCCAGCATTAGCTCAAGATAGAACATTACCATATAATACATATATTGTAAAGTACCAATCATCCGAAGATGAATTCTGTTATGATTTAATTATTTCAAATAAACAAATGGATATATTTGATTTTTATTGGGATAAATATCGTGATGGAATCAAAGGTTGGAAACAATCTGAAGGTCGTGTCAATCCAAAACTATGGGAGGCACAAGCAAAAAATAAAAAAGGGTAAATCACAATGATTATCACAACTGCTGCTAGAATACAATCACTTTCATATCTTCTAGCTAAAGATACAACAGTAAAGACACTTACTTTACGTTTGTTTTCTAACAATATTACTGTTACTGAAACAACTAAAGAAACTGAATTGACTGAACTTACTTTGACTAATGGTTATTCTGCAAAAGCACTTACTGGATCTTCGTGGTCTGCAAGTGTTACTGGATCTAGTTTTACTTATCCAACTGTGACATGGACGTTTACAGGACCAAATGGAAACGTTTATGGTTATTATGTAACTAATTCTGCCGGATCATTAATTTTGGCGGAGAAATTTCCTTCTGGACCGTATAATGTACAAAACAACGGTGATATAATTAATGTAAACCTAACACTACAAATGGTGTAATTTATGGATGAACAATTTGAACCAGATGCATCTACAGTCACTGTAGATGTTACTAATGCAACCGAAGAAATAATTGAAAACAACGAACCTCCAATTGAGTATGTGGAGCGCAATCTGTTTTATGCCAATGATGCTTTGACACCACCACCCCCATCAGCATCACAAGCAGACAAGAAAAAATATCAACAGATTAAAAAATCAGTAAAAAGATTGCGTAAACTAGAAAAAAATCCTCTCTTTATTGTACAAATGATGGACCTGAAAGCACAACAAAAAATTCTTGATGAGATGAATGATGAAGGTTAAATTCGTTTCCGTAACTCCAGATGCAGAAAAGACAATGGCATATGTTGCTAGAGTGTCTAACCCTAGTAATCAAGATAACGAGAACTATGCAGGGTTATTGCGTTATTGCATTAAGCATAATCATTGGTCTGTATTTGAGCAATCTCATATGACACTGGAGATTGAAACCAACCGTGGCATCGCAGCTCAAATCTTACGCCACCGCTCGTTTACATTCCAAGAATTTTCACAACGCTATGCAGATACTAATCTCTTAGCAGCAGACATCCCAATTCCAGAGTTGCGTCGTCAGGATACAAAGAATCGTCAAAATTCTACTGATGACCTTGAGGAAGAAAAAATATTTGCCATGAATAAAATGATACAAGATTTGTTTCGTGATGCTCAAGATGTATATAATTTTCTGTTGACTCAGGGAGTTGCTAAGGAATGTGCAAGGTTTGTGTTGCCTTTAGCAACTCCCACTCGTATTTACATGACTGGATCTGTACGTTCTTGGATCCACTATATAAATCTAAGGAGTGCTCACGGCACTCAAAAAGAACACATGGATATTGCTAACGCATGTCGTGAAGTGTTCGTAAAAGAATTTCCTATTTGTGCTGAAGCGTTGGAGTGGAGTTGATGCCTATTTATCCTGTAGTAAATAAACAAACTGGTGAACAAAAAGAAGTGGTTCTCAGTATTCATGACTGGGACCAGTGGAAACAAGACAATCCGTATTGGGAGAGAGATTGGAGTGATCCATCTACAATCCCAGGATTTGGAGAAGTTGGTGACTGGAGAGATAAAATGAAGAAATCTCACCCAGGTTTCCATGATATTATCCGTAATAAGATTGGAGCAAAAGCTTCCCATAATCGTACTATTCACGACAAATATAACTGACATGCCAGTAAGAAAGAAAACCATTCAGAAAGCACCAGGACAAGGTATGAGCGTTAAGCAAAAGAAACGTCGCAAACCAATTGATGAAGCTTATATGCTTTCGATTGAACCTCTTACTCACAATCAACAAATCTTTTTTGATGAGTGGGACAAAGGACAGATGCTATATGCCTATGGAGTAGCAGGAACAGGTAAGACTTTTATTGCTCTTTACAAAGCACTCAAGGATGTGTTGAATGAATACACACCTTATGAAAAGATCTATATTGTTCGCTCTCTTGTAGCTACACGAGAGATTGGTTTTCTTCCTGGCGATCATGAAGATAAATCTTCTCTCTATCAAATTCCGTATAAGAACATGGTTCAATCTATGTTTGAGATGCCAGATGATAACTCATACGAAATGCTGTATGATAATCTGAAGCAGCAAGAAACTATTTCATTCTGGAGTACCAGTTTTATTCGTG